TAGTAGAACCAATCTTTATTGCAACAAACTCATTCCCTAAGATTCTAAGAGATAATTCAAAACTATTTTGACCAATGTCTAAATTTATTAATTTCTTTTTTTCTTCTGTCATTAGTACACCTTCACTTTCTCTGTATCTACAAAAGGCATTAGCTTACAAATACATTCATACACTTGTGGCTTATCGTCTTTCATATAAGATTGATTGCTTAATTTATCTTTATACTGCAAGCATATATTAACATTTTCAAAATATATACCACCAGTAGCTATCCCATTTAATGTGCAAGCAAGCATAAAGGCTGTCATTTGGCTATACTCCTCAAACTTTCCATAACTTTGTCTATTGAAGGTTCATCTCCGTTAGGATTAAAAACACATTTATATTGTTTTGGACAGCCTATCCTAATATCTGTAAATTCTAATTCATAGGTTTTGTTTGCACCTTGATAAATGCAAGCCATTTTATCTTTAAATACTTTTTGTTTCTTCAGTCTGCATGTAGTCATTTTAGGTAAAGAAATAGTACCATTTCTTATTTTTTGATCTCTTGTGTAATCTTTCGCAAATACTTTTACACCTACAACCAACATTGCTGTCACTAAACCAATTATGATAAACCCATATCCAACCCATTTAACAACCTCTAATATTTCTTCTCTTTCTTTTCTTGCTTTTGCTTTTGCTTGTTTATGAGCTTCTTTAGCTTGGTTTATTCTTTCAGCTCTTTCAGCTATTATTGAATCCCATGCAGTAGGTCCAAACCTAAGATTAATTAATTGTTTTAATTCGTTTCTTCGTTCTTCTAAAAGTCTACGATTAATAAAGTCTTCTGCACTTGATTCTACAGAGCCAAATTGTTCTTTTAATGAAAGCCCTCTTCCTTGACCCTTGTTCATCTGTTCTTCGCCAAGAAAAAACCCATCAATTTGTTTAGCTATATCTTTTATATCATTAACTGTACCGATATTACTTTTTATAAAGTCTACGCTTTTCTGTACTAATGCAATACCAGTAAGAATTTCTGCAACAACCATTTAAAAAACGCCTTCAAATCTTTGCGGTCTAGCTATCTTTGAGAACTTTGTTATTATTTTTGGTTTGTTTTTTGGCTTTGCTTGTTTTCTTTGGTTTATTTTCTTTTGTACTTTGTTCCGTTTTTGGCTCGACATCTGCTATAACCTCTAATACTTCCAAAGGATTTTGTTTTATTACTGCTTTTAGAACAACTTCTGGTGAAGTTACTACACCTTGTTCAGCAAGTCTTGTTTGTCTTTTCTTTTCTTTTTCTTGTGCAATCATTCCTGCACGAACTGAACTAACCACTTCTTCCTCCTTTCATAGCATTCATAGCTGCTATATCTCGTTGAGTTTGTATTCTATCTTGAGCAATTTCTTCTTGTTGCTGAAGACGTTTGTTGTCAATTAACGTATCATTTGACTCTTTTTGCATATCCATCTCTGCTTTTTTCTGAAATTGTTCGGCTTTTTGTTGTATTTCAGAACCACGAAGAGCCAGTTCTTGTTTTCTTAAACTAACAAGAGGATCTTCTTGAGGTGGAGGTGTCAGTGCTTGTGCATATTGTTCTTGCACTTCGGCTGCAATTTCGGCTGCCCTTGATGCAATTTGATCTGTTATTTGCTTCTGCATATTAGGATCTTGTTGCATCATCATCTGTTGTTCTGGTGGTATTGATGCCATAACTTCCTGTTGTGCAGTTATTTCAGACATCATAGCTATATGCTCAGATATGTGACCTTGTAATGTCATAAGTATTGAAGCATTTGATTGTGCTACAGGAGTAGAAATCATAGCTAAATGAGCTGATATATGTGCTTGATGGTTTTGTTCTGGGAATGCAGTTAACACACCCAACCTCAATGCCTCTTGATTTTCTTTTGCTGGGTTCATGGGCATTGGTTGTGGGGGAGGTTGCAATACTTGGTCTATATTTGTAACTCCTAACGCCTCGTACATTTTGCGATAGGCTTGATACATACCATTCTGCCCATGAATTTCTGGATTGCTTTGTGCTAATTGTAATTGTGTTTGAGCTAAAGCAATACGTTGTGACATTGAAAATATATTAGGATCAGAAACAGGTAATATATCTATTCTGTCATCAAAATCATTTTGTTTTATTTCTGGTGGCGCTCCTGGTACTTGATATGGATACATTGGAACACCCATAGAAAATACACGAGCTAACAATTTAAATTCTATCTTTTGTGAGTAATGAAGACGTTTATGAATAGCTGACATAACCTTCGTGCCACGCTCCATAATAGCCATAGTTGTGCCAACAGGAGCGTTGCCTTGCATCTCGCCAACTTTCATGTCAGCCATAGATGCAAAACGTCTGCCAGAATCTATTAATGTTCCCATAAGAGAATATAATGTTTGTGATGGCTCTTTAAATGGCAATGGCATGATGGCTGATCTTAAATCACCACCAACCATATCTACATCTCTAAACTCACCAGGATTAAGAGGTGTCTCATCATCCCTTATTCTAGCTCCTCTGGCTTTAAAACCTGCTGGTAGGTTAGATAGTGTACCAGCATCTATTAGTTGCCTTAGAATGGACGTAGAAGCTCTGGAAAGACCACCTATAGTATGTGTGAGACCAAAACCATAAAACCCAAGACCAGGTAGAAACTTATAATGCACAAAATAAGGCACTTTCCTACGGAGCGGATCACTTTCATTGAAATTCCGTTTGATTGATAAGACATCCCCAGTGTCCTCCATGATTGTGACGATATAGGGCATCTTCAGTCCTGTCGGCTCACCATCAGCTCCAATATCTTCAAATCCTTCGATATCTAAATCTGTGTGAACTTCATAAACCATCATCTCTTCATTCTGCGAAGAGCTACTTGTAATACCTTCTATCTCGTTAATTGTATCCTTCACTTCGTTCATAGTGTCTGAATCAGCGCCAGAACTAGGAAGGTCTATATCTCTGTAAAATCCTGATAATTGTAATTTTTTAATTTCGTTTTTATCCATACGAATGCAGTGAGTTATTCTTGTCGCAGTTGCTAGGTCTGTTGCACTGTAAGGAACGATTAAGTCCTCAGAATGCACAAACTTACTGACGGCTCTTTGCATTGTTGGATCAAAGTAAACTTTTTTAAATGCTGAACCTACAATTGGAAGATAAAATAACATTTGATCTAATTCAGGATCATATTCTTCCATCTCATAAGTTATTTGGTAATTCATATAATTTTTAACACGCTCTGCTTGAGCTGTTACTTCTGGAGTTTCTGCTCCAATGATTGAAGTCTTAACTGGTCCTCCAGCGGGTAGCATTTCACGATATGCCTGTGCCTGAAACTGTGTAACGGATTCAGCTAGTAGTGGATGTACTATTCCAGATGCTCCCTCGAAAGGCTCGGATCTATCTTCGTAACTCATACCAAGAAGTTCTAGTCCGCCTTTATATTGTTCTTCCCAATCGCTTCTTGAATTAGTGTCATCTTCTATGTTGCGTATAATTTCATTAGATATTTCTGACAAAACATCTTCATCAATATGTTCGGCTAGGTTTGCATCAAACGGAATAGCTATGGGAGCTTCTGTTTCCATCTCCATATCACCAACAATAGCTGATCCATCATCTAATTCTGTAACACCTTCTACCAAAGCCTCTGGTGGTAGTTTGACTAAATTAGCTTCTAATTCTGGAGCTACCGCATCTGCGATACCATTTATATTTTCGATTGCCATTTCAAATCCTATCTAATAGAAAATCCGCCACCTTTGATTGCTGCACCCATACCACGACAGCCCATTTTGCCACCTTTTGCGACACCACCATATTTCATCTTTTGAACTTTACCACCATATTCCATCATTTTAAAATCTGCGCCAGATATTGTACCATCTTTGTTTTTATCTAATTTTTTTTGTTTACCTGTAAGTTTTTTATTTTTTTGATTTGTTTTAGCAACATTTTTACTAAAATTTTCATTCAAAATTTCTGTTTTATCTGCTTTTAAATTTTTAGGTCTTGGTTTAGGCATTGGAACATCTCCACCTTCTTTCATGCCTTTTGCTTGAACTTTTTTTATCGCTTCCATTAAACCGCCCTTTCTCATTTTTCTTATTGCTCCACCGTATTTTTTACCAAACATTTTGGCAAAATCAGATTCAAATTTATCAGCTATTTTTTTGGTTTGTGACGGGGATAACGATTCACCTTTACCAAAAACATTACCCTGCTCTTCTATTGCTCTTATAGCTGCTTCTAATTCAGCTTGACTTAATTTTTCGCCACCACTTTGCATTTTTTGTACTACTTTACCACCGAATCTAGCTTTCATAATATCATTCCTTTGTATTCCAAATGCACCAGGCTTCTGAATTGAGTTACTTTTAGCGCTTAGTTTAACAGGTTTAGTTCTTATCTTACGAGGCTTTTTAGATCTCTTCATCAATTGAGCTAAATCTTTTTCAGATTGAGAATCTAAAGCCATAGCCATATTGACTCCAGCTAAAGAATCTCTTTTCTTTTTATTAGACATTATCTAATCCCTTTAAACATTCCGCCTCTGCCTTTGGCAACACCGCCCATGTTCATCTTCATAGGCTTGACTTTACCACCGTCCATCATGCCAACGGGCATAGACTTGGTTGTGTTTATTACACCACCCATAGCTTTATTAACAGGCTTTACACCTTTTAACATTGCATTCATTTTTTTAACATCATCATTTGATACAGTGTTGCCTGTTTTTTGTGCCAAAACTCTTTTCATTTTTGCAATGTCTGCGTCTGAAATTGTCTTTCCACTTTCATTTGCCATCAGTAATACTCCATTTTTCTTCTATATCCTGGTTCAAATTCTTCATCGTCAGGTGTGGATATAAAACCACCTTGTCTGAATCTTAGTATAGCCTGTGTCATCGAATCTGCCAAGTCATCATGGTCTCCATGTGGAAAACTCGCACATTCTTCAACAACTTCCTCCGCAAAATTAGCATCTGGTCTCCACACCATACCACTTTCAAATACTGGTGCGCAAGCGTTCATCCTTGCAAACTTATCAGCACCTTTGCTCGGTGTAAAGGGTGTAACAGGAATGCCCATACGTCTTAACTCTTGTGTTAAAGGCGTACCACTAGCTTTTTGCTCTATCAATATCATATCAGGGTCGTAAGACTCATTTAGTTCATAAGCCTTTTGCTTCAGTTCTGGGAAATCCCATCTGCCCTTTTCAGCATCAAGTAAAATAATCGCATCACCCTCACCCTCTACTGGTGTAAATATCCCCCAAGTAGTAATAGCACTAAAGTCAGCACGATCATTTTTACTGAAAGCGGTATCGTATGATTGTATGATATACGAACATGGAGGTGGTTCAGAATTATCCCAAACATTCCACCATTCCCTTTTTATTATAGCTCCTTCTTCTGCCGTTGGGTTTTGCATATACTGTGCATTCCACTTGGCTACTGGAATTGACGCTTTTACTCCGTCTAATTCCTCTCTGCTCCAATATTCGGGCCAAAGTACATTGTTTGTATCTGGAAATATTGCAGGAAACTCCACGACTTCCCATTTGTCTGCTCCTCCTTCAGCTTGCTTAGAGATAACTCTAGCTGTTAGGTCTTTAATACCCCATCTGGTCATAACAATAATGATTGACCCACCTGGTTGCAATCTCTGTCTAGGACCTGATGTATACCATTCGTAGATACTGTCCAAAGACGTTGGACTTAACGCATCTTGCTCTGATACTGGATCATCAATGATACATAAATCAGCACCACGACCAGCTAACGCACCACCCACACCAACAGCGTAATATTCTCCGCCACCATTTGTTGACCATCTACCAGATGCCTTCGCATCACTTGCTAATTTTATATCAGGAAATATATCCCTGAAG